TTTCTTCCAATTCCTTAACATCATTCATCTTAGCTTTTATCCCCTCTATAAACGAAGATATAGAAGAAATAGAACCATTTAAAGTTGCTATATCTTTAGTTACTTTTTTAATATCTGATTCAATCTCACTTTTGGTTTGTTGTAAGCCTGAAATGATTCCATCTATTTGTACATTACGTTTAATAGTTTCCTCATTATCGTGATATTTTTGAATATTATCTTTTACCGATTGTAATTGGTGTTCTAATAATTGTACTTTTGTATCAAACCCCAATGATTCAGCTTCTGCTTTTTCTTTAATAACAATTGCTTTCTGATATTTGGCTTTTAAATCAGTTAGTGTTTCCCATTGTTCTTCTACATTTGCAATTTTGCCAGCTTGTGTAACTAATGCACCATGTAAAATATTTAGAGTTTCTAATTGACTACCCTGCTCATCAACCTTCTTTTGTGTTTCAATTGCATCTTTTACGAATACATTGTTCATACAAAAGTTACAATTAGGGTCATATTCGTGCTCTGCTAAATGTGATAACTTCTCTTTGTTATGTTCAATACCATTTTCTAATAATTCAATTTGGTGAATTGTATCATTTATTTGGTCTTTTAATAAATCCCATTCACGTTTAGCTTCTTCAATTGGTAAATCATTGATAGTTTTATTTTCTTCAATTGATTGAGAAACTTCTGCTATTAAATTAACATATTCTTCTATTTTAACTCCTTTTAGTTTCTTTTCTGAAAGGATATGTAAAATATCTCTACCTAATTCACCTTCTTGCTTTGTTAATAATTGCAAATTTAAATTACCATCAATAGGAGTCAGTTCTCTACTTAATCCAACAATCCTATCAGCCAAGTCGGTTGAATCAGTATTTAATCTACCTAATTCTTTTTCTAAATTCTTTAATTCAACTTTTTTATCTTTTAAATCATTTGCTTTATCAGCTAATTCAGTTGTAAAATCAGTTTTCTTAAAGTTCTTAATTAAGACAGATACTTCTTTGATATCTTCCGTTGCTGTTTCATATAATTTATCGAATATATTCAATCCCATAAATTGTGCTAATAAATCCTTTCTTTCTGATTGGGATTTATCAATGAATAGGGCGTTGTTACCTTGTAAAGATAATGCAGTTAATACAAAATCTTCGTATGTACCAACGTATTGTTCAATGATAGTATTGGTATCTCTCCTCTCTGTTCCGTTTAAAGAAGTCCTATCATCACCATCTTGTCTCCAAAATTGAACATCTACTTTAACATTCTTTCCTTTGTTAATTGTCTTTGCGGTTCTTTCAATATGGTAATCTAATCCATCTATTTGGAAATGAAGATGACAAGCAAATTCCGATTTACGATTATTCATAATATTTTGAGCTTTGTAAGCTCTACTACTCTTATCGTATAAACAAAATGATATCGCATCAAATAGAGAAGATTTACCCGTTGCGTTTGGTGCAAATAATCCCATCAATCCACCTAATTTGGTAAAATCAATTTTATTCTTTTCACCATAACTAAACATGTTATCAAATTCAAAACGAATTGGTTTCCATTGAATATTTCGTTGAACATCTTCGTTTACAATTCTACTATTAATATCTCTATTAATATTTTCTAATCTATCTAAATCTTCTTTATCTACAAACGGCATCATTCTCTCAACATACTCATTTATAAGTGAGTTCTGATAATTGATATCGGAAATATCTTCAAAATCTAATTTATTTAATCTATTACCTGTTTTTGATTTAGCAAGGGAATCGGTTCTGATAATTGTGAAATCTTCAACACCATATTTCATTTTAATCTCAGCCATTACTCTTTTAGTATCGGCAGAATCAGTATTAGATAAACGAACTCTTAAACGAGGTTTTTTTGGCATATCCGTTACGATAGGAACTTTACCATTATCAACATCCATAGTATAATATCCATAATCATTTTGAATATCAACTTCTTCGTACTTCATACTATCTAAATCCCAAACTAAGAATCCGTGCTTATCCAATGTTTCACCAAAGTTTTGTTGAATCAATGAACCGGCATAAACTACTTTACATCCTGCTGGTGAAATCATAGTTTGTCGTTTATGAATATCACCCAATAAGGCTAAATCATATCCATCAAACATATCAGGTGTAAAATGACGAGAAGATACTACATATCCAATATCCGTTTGAGAATTATCAACAGGTCCGTGAAACAATGCAATCTTCTTATTACCAAATAGAGTTTCAGCTTTAGGCCAATTTGCTTTATCATCAAAAATACTAAATACACCAAAATCTACGCCACCGATGGAATAAACTTGTGTATCTCTCAAATATATAAAGTTTGGTAGATTTAGGGCTTCAACAATTGGAGTTAATACATCCAATCTATCGGAGTTGTTCATATTACAATCGTGATTACCTGTAATAAGGATTGTTTCACACAATTTAGAACATTCCGTAAATAACCAACTAATCTCTCTAACTAATTCAGGAGATAGTTCTAATTTAGCATGGGCAATATCACCTGCTAAATATATGATTGAATTATCCGTACCTCTTTTACGAATCTCATCAAACATTTTTTCAAAAACCTG